CACAAACCTCCCAGCCACTGATGCACGCCAGCGACCTGCCCCTTGTTCGGCTAACCGAATGGTGCTTGACAGGAACTTATTGCTAGACTATACTAGAGTTATCAGCGAGGGTTCTACTTACTGATAGCCGACAACAGTTGTTCGGTTAACCGAATAGAATGGAGTAAGACATGCTAGACCTAGATGAACTACTTGCTCACCTTGAAGTTCAGACCAACATTCTGAATGAGAAGCGAGCAGAGCAAGAGCGTTATCAGCGTGGTGTTCGTGCTATGGCTGAGGCTTCCAATAAGGAGTCACAATGAAAGACATGTATGATTGCGCCACCTATGAGGAGATAGACATAGAGTGGGAAGCAGGTAAAAAGCGATTCAGAGAATTGCTAGATAATATGAAAGACCGCCAGCAAAATGGAGATTTTCGTATGGGCTACTCAGCCTTACGCGAAATTATTGAAGGCCTAGAACTCAACGAGTTCATTCTCGAAAATAGTGAGGGAATGGGTGCTTGACCCAAAGTTCTATCCATGCTATACTAAAGCCTTAAGCGGATAGCCTACCCTGATTTGGGCAGGTAGTAGGCTGGTGGCTCACGATAGGTAGTTACGCAAGTGCGAGTCTTGCGGTGAGCGCGTGATAACAAATTGTTATCCTGTTCGGCTAACCGAACGAATCGAAAGGTTATGAAATGCAACTGTTCAACTTAGAGATAAGTAAATGGAGTATCAACATTGAGACATACTTTGGTGACCTTTACTTAATGCACCGAGCATGGATTACTGTTCTTGCTCTTGTCGTAGTGCTTCGCCTTGCTAAGCGTATTCGTGAGGAGTGGTAATCATGTACCCAACAGCAGATGAACTAGTGGCAGAAATTTCCGACACAAACACGCTGTGGGAATCCCGCCTCGACTATGACCTTGTTCAAGAGATTCTTGGGCATGACCTATCCCAACTAGAATGGGAAGAACTAATAGAAAAACTTGATGATGTTGTCTTTGAGACTGTTATGAGTTATCAGAGATGATTACCATTGAATTGGCTGAGCGTGAGTGGCATGCCATTATGGGTGCCTTGCGCATGCAAGAGGAGAGCCACAAGCGTAATGACTTCAAGGCATTGGTATCAGAGATGCAAGAGATTCGCTCTCGCATGAATGATGCCATGATTGACAGCAAGTTATCCGTATGATAGAATACTCTTGTTGCAAAGCGCAACAAGTAAGACTGTTCGGTTAAACGAACGAGAAGGGTAGTGCAATGATAGATGAAGTTGATGAATCAGTTCACGAATGTGCGGTGTGTAGTACCGACATTGAGACTGATGATGTAGTCTTCACAAGTTACGACAGTTCTATTGTATGTAGCGATTGTTGTATGATTTGCGATAGGTGTGATGAAGTGGGTACTACTAATGACACCTTCTATGAGATAGATGGTCGCATGATGTGGTGCGAATCATGTGCTGAGAATCGTGCTTACTACTGCGAATCATGTAGTGAGTACAACTCATTCGGTACAAGTTACATGACAGACAGAGGAGAATCATGGTGTGAGGGTTGTACTCAGGATGCTTACTACTGTGATGATTGCGACGAATGGAACGCTGACGGATGCGATAGTTGCGCGGAGAGTAGCAGTCGTCTCATACACGATTACAACTACAGACCTGATGCAATCTTCCACTCTACCGATAAGAATGAACGCTTGTTCTTTGGCATAGAGGTAGAGGTAGAGGCTGGTCGTAATTACGAACTAGCATCCGAGTATGCTTACCGATTAGAGGCACTAGACCTAGCCTATCTCAAGAGTGACGGCTCTCTCAATCATGGCTTCGAGATAGTCACACATCCTATGTCTCATGACTTCTTCAAGAATGAGGCACAAGAACTATGGGATACGCTAGAACAACTGCGTACCAATGACCCGTACAAGGTCAAGGCATGGGATACGAATACCTGTGGCTTGCATATCCATATCTCACGCACAGGGTTTAGTGGTGGTGCGCATACGCACAGATTCCTCAACCTTGTGTATTCTAATCAAGAGTTCTATGAGAAGTTAGCAGGTCGTTCATCCGACCAATGGGCTAAGTTCACCGACATCATCAGACAAGATTACAAGCGAGATGAAGAAGGTAATCGCCTTCTTGATGAGCATGGAAGGTACTCCCTTACGACTACGCGTTCCTTTAAGAATAAGTTGAGTACCCACTTCCATACAGATAGATACTCAGCAGTTAATACCAATAACCCTGCCACACTAGAGATGCGTATCTTTAGAGGTAGTGTGAACAGTACTACTATCAAAGCCCAATTAGACTTAGCGCATGCCAGCGTTGAGTATACCCGAACCCTTAACGCCAATGATGTAATCAACGGAGCACTTACCGCTGATAGTTTCATGTGGTACATCTTCGAGCATGAAGAACTGTATCCACAACTTGTATCCCGTATAGATAAACTAATACCTAGCGTTCGGTTAGCCGAACAGAATGTGAGCAACTAACAATGTGTCTACTCGTTGTAGCCTCGCCTAATTCCACGCCTCGTAAGAAGGATTTGGAATGTGCATCATGTAATAATCCGCATGGCTTCGGCTTTGCAGTAGTGACTCCTAATGGAATCGTTACTGGTCGTGGCATGTCTAGTAAGAAAGTAATCAACAAGTTCCTAGAAGTACGCAAGGAATTTCCTAACAGTTACGCCATGTTCCATGCTCGCTATGCTACGCATGGTGTAAAGAATGAGGATAACTGTCACCCGTTCAAGGTACCTAACTCACATGATACTTACCTTGCACACAATGGTATCTTAGATATCAAAATCTCTGCTGGTGATAGGCGTAGTGATACGCGTATCTTTGCAGAGGATACGCTACCTAGCATGGGTGGTATCACATCACTAGATGATGACCATGTGTGGGCTATGGTAAGCAAGTGGGCATTAGGTAGTAAGATTGCTATCTTTACACTAGACCCTAGTGCTAAGGAAGTATGCTACATTATCAACGAGAGTGCTGGTCATTGGGATAATGAGGGCATGTGGTGGTCTAACACTACCTACAAGCAATCGAGTTGGAGTAACTACCTATCCATGCCCAGTACGGCGTCGGCTACGGCGCTTAATGATAGCGGGTACGAAGAAGATGCAATCGTTTATGAGTGCGCTCATTGCCTTACCATAGCCTATGAAGATGCCAACCCGTACTATTGCGAGATGTGCTTCACATGCTATGATTGCGACGGGATGTATCAAGATACATGCCTATGCTGGACACCTGAGACAGACCGATACGCATACAACAGAAAGGGAAAGATAAGTGGATACTACAATGACTCATTCGGATTCTAGTGTTCGGTTAACCGAACAGACAGACCCGTTCAAGGGAATGTGGGTGGCGGGGTGGATTACCTCGACACAAACTTCTGACGGACTCGTACACTACGGGCCGTTTGATACCAAAGAACTTGCCCTGAATTGGGGTAAGGAACTAACTAATGTAGAGGTGTATCGAGTATTCGTACCCTCATTCAATGCAGGATAGGAGCATCATGACCATACAACAAAGAGAGCAACTACGGGAAGTCTTGATTGACTATCTGCAATTGCTTACAGCACAGACAGATATACGACTCGATAAAAAGATAGCACAAGTCCGATTACTACTAAGAGAGGTGGCGTAATGGAACCACGCTTGGAAGATGATATCGCACTAGGGTTAGATGAAGAAGAGGATGATGATGGATACCAAGAGCCAGATAGGATGTGGGGAGATGAGTAAACCTTATACTTTCTTAGTCACTATCATGGACACAGAAGAAGAACGCAAAGAGCCACTATCTGAACAGCAATTAAAGGATACGCTCTGGGCTAGCATAGAGTATAGAGGTACTCTAACAGTGCTCAACATAGTGAGGGACTACTAATGAATGCAGCAATCATAGGCAACTGCACAGGAGATAGCAACCCTGATGCATGGTTTCCAGAACTATCGCGGGGTAACCCGTCCGACACTAAAATGCTGGCATTAGCCACAGAAGTACGGCGTGCTATTGGTGAGTGCTACACATGTCCTAATCAGGCAGGATGCCTTGAACAAGGGATGCAACCTAAAAACTTGTCATATGGTATTTGGGGTGGTAGACTTGCAGGTGAGAGAATGCTCATGGCTGATGAACAGGGCATTGAGTATATGGTTACTGGTCGAACGGGAGGCACAGCGCATTCTCGGGGTATCAACAAGCGTTCTGTAGTAATCAAAGAAGATGAACGGGTAACTGTCGAAGCAAAAAGGAATGCACTTGGGTTCTTGAGAAAGATACGACCATGGATTGAGGTATAGTATGATTAAGAAATGGGCTCTATTGCTTACCTTTGCACTAGTAATATGGTTTATTAGTCATTCGGTTAACCGAACAGAGGATAAGTCATTACCTGTAAGAGATTGGGCAGTTGCAGATAGCAAGGCTTATGCTCAGGATGTTGTCCTATCTTGGGCTAACAATCAGTACGAATGCTTGGACAAACTATGGACACAGGAATCCAACTGGCGTTCAGAGGCATACAACAAAGTAAAGGTAATGGGTAAAAATGCTGGAGGTATACCGCAGATATTAGGGTTAGACCCTAGAACTCCTGCACCATTACAGATAGACAGAGGCTTCGCCTATATCTTGCACAGGTATGGCACGCCTTGCATGGCATGGAAGTTTCATCAAAGAAAGGGTTGGTACTAGTGGCTAGTTATGAATACAAGTGCGAAAAAGATTCTTCGACACAAACTATTCAGCGTGGCATGACGGATGATGAAATCATACCATTGTGCGATGCATGTAATGCACCTATGAACCGAGTATACTCAGCACCACCAGTTAAGTTCAACGGTTCTGGATTCTATTCGACAGGAGGATAAATGACAGATGAAGAGATGCAAAAATTACAAGAAAGTATTATCGAAGGTATCGAAGACTACTTTGAAAGTTATGACTGGGACAAGGCATTCAAAAAATATCTGGAGGGTCAATGAAAGATAGTAACTGGGACTTAGACTACAGGGCTGGAATAGCAGGTGAGAGTAAGATTGCTGACCTGTTACACATAGATACTGTAGAAGTTAAAACTGATAGACGCTGGGTAGAGACAGGCAATATCTATATTGAGACTGAGTGTTACTACCAAACTGAGGATGCTTGGAAGCCTTCTGGTGTAAGGGCTAGCCAAGCATCTCATTGGGCATTCGTACTAGAGGACTCAGTATTCATAGTGCCACTACACAGGCTCAAAGAAATTATCTGGGAGTCTGGTAGACCTATCAACTGCAATATCCCACCGAATCCATCGAGGGGATACTTAATTAATGTTGGTGCTTTAATAGAACATGTACGACTTAACAGGGCTAGAGAGATTGCTGAACATGAAGAACATGAACGATGGGAGATTTATGGATGAGGAATTACTCGTCGGTATCGCTTTCTTCCTTCTCGGTATCTTCATTGTGACTATCGTCTTGCCTAACCTTATCCGACTCATCCTTATCTAAGAAAGAACGGAATCCGCCAAGCCTAGTGATAAGTCTTTTGATTGCACGATTGTGGCGCATGCGTGCAGCATCATCACTAGGCAAGGCGAGTTCCTCTGCAATAAGATTATAAGTTAATGAGTTTGCATACTTGTGATAGAGAATATGTCTATCCTCTGTATTAAGTTTCAGATATGCAGCCTTAATCTCAGCCATCATAGCCATCATATTTCCACCCTCTGCTGGCGCAGAAGGCTTTCCAGGCATGCCTAAGTTAAGTACTGGTGCTTCAGTTACATCACCACGCAGTATCGCTGGAAGCAACGCTTCAACAACTGCTGGCTCATAGAAAAACAAATCAGATACTTCATAGCCGATAGACTTTGCTTTCCATAGTTGGCAATAGTCCAGGGCTTGATTGCGCAGTGAACGATACAATAAGTTCTGAGTAGACTTCTTGCTAAAGCCTTCCCACTCCGTCAACTTGCGAGGGTGCGACACAAACCATTCGTAGAGCGCCTGCTTAATATCTTCGCGGTCAACCATGCTATACTTTTTATGGTATTCGTCAGCGACATGCAAGACAATGTAATCCCAAGGTTGGATGCGATTCCAGTCCATTACCATTTCCAAGTTTTTCCTTCTACCGTAAAAGAATTGTTAACGATAGGGACTAGTTGTGGAACAACTGTCTTGCCGTCAACATGGAGAATGCCAAAGCCTTGTTGCCATGTGAATAGCCCAGCCTTGATATATTTAGCATTACGATAATCCATAAGGTTACCAAGTTCTAATCCCCAAATAGTTTTTGGCTTACCACCACGATAACTTTGAGTATGATGAGTCAGACCCATACGGTGAGTATGACCGCAGACAACGGACATGCCTGAACGCTTTGCTAGACCCAACGCCGTAGCACCAGCCGTAGGTTGGACGTTGCCTTCATCACCATGCATGAGTAACCAGCCAGGAGCGAGTTCATAAGGGTCAGCGTGATACTTAATTTCAAGTTCATCTAGCCCAAGAAAGTTCTCTAACTTTAATTCAGGTAGGCCAAGTAATCCTGGCGCTCTCATAGCAACTGTATTGAACAGTCTATCTGTATGATTACTGCGTACCATGTGCTCAACAGTTAAGTCGTATAAAACTTGTCGCGTGAGGTCTCTATCCCGTCCGATAGAACGCTCATACTCTAACTCAGTTCCCTTACTCCACTTACTGATAGTCTGCATATCCATTTCATCGCCACAGGATACGACGGTATCTGGTTGGTACGCCTTGATAAATCTAGCCACAGCCTTAGTGGCTTCTACATCGTGGTACGGTACTTGCAAATCAGATATGCAGACTATAGTTTTCATGGCTTCTTTTTAACCGCTTTCTTAATAGTCTTTTTCACAGCCTTTTTGACTGTGCGACGCTTATTTTCTTTGCCAACATTCTTTGAATGACTCATTGTTTGCAGGTTATCAATGCCGTCTCGCCCTGCTCGTCCTCCGTTGTCTTTATGGTCAACGTCAGTATTGCGTGGCAATGTCTTGCCCGTTGCATCTTCATAGTCTTTGCGTGCTTTGTTAGTAGATGTTGTAGTGGTAGAGCCATCCTTCTTCTTACGTTTAATAACGTAGATAGGTCGTCCGCCGTTTTGCTTGCTTCCTTTGTATGGTCCAAAGATTTTCATCAGTTATCCCATTGTCCTCTCAGTACTAGCAATCCGATGATTGCGTAGTTTGCCATATCCTTAAATGAATCTTCTAAACTCTCATGCTCTGGGTCAGCACCGCTATCAACTAAGTTGTTGATGCGTGCTAACTTATCATGCATGCGTACTCGTAGACCATTGACTGCACCGCCAGGGGCTAACGAGATGTTCTTAGGACCATAGTCCCTATGCTTGCTAATGAGGAGTTGAGACAACTCATTAACTGTATTATCAATATGAGTTTCTAAATGTAACTCACGCGCTATACTCATCTATCCTCCTCTAGTAGTTCTTCTAGTTCTTCATCTATCAAAGACATGTGTTCATGTATAATTGCATCTTCAACTAACTTTTTCATTAGACCAATGTCTGACTCCGCTGCATACAATGTTCCATATGTTAGTTGGGTTATGGTCCGTACTTTTTCTGGATTGTCAGCGTTGTCAAAGAGTTGGCGTAACATACTTCCAACCAGTAATCTATATCCATTAGGTAAGATAATTTCTGGATTAAATTCTTCTTCGCCGTTGTCCTCTATAAGATGGTCAGTTGCTTCGAAAATGTTATCGAAGTGTTGTCCGCATATACCGCAAGGTGGAATCTCAATCAATGTTTAGCCCCATTTTTTCTTTGATGAATGACGCGCCGTATCGAATATAAGCAGAGTTAACATCTTCTCCGTCTCCGAAGGTAATCGTGGTGACTGGTAGTTCCCTCGCAAGACTTGCTGCGAACTCACGCCCTGGGGCATCACCGTCGGCAAAGACGAAGATGCGTTCAAAGTCTGCAAGTAATCTTGTATAGTGTTTCTTCCATGAGTTGGCGCCAGGAACCCCAATGCAGGGAACTCCAACGAGACGAGACATAGTAAGCGTGTCCAACTCTCCCTCACAGACTCCAATCCAATCACCAGCATGTTCAATATCAAGTACGTTATACATGCGAGTATCAGCACCAACCATACCCATATACTTCGGTTCAACAGCAGGGTTAAGAGAGCGAAAACGCAAATCAACCACGCCAGTTTTCGTGATATACGGAATACTAAGTCTGCCCGTGTACTGTTCATGTCCAGGTTCAGGCTCCTCTACTACGCCTAATCGCGCCAGACGTGCTACTTCCTTGCTTATTCCCCGACTTGCTAGGTAATCTTCCGCCAGAGAGATGCTTTCCGCGTACCTGCTGGTGGCTCTCCCCAGTAATTCCTTCTGCGATTGACTTTGCTTCACGTATATCGCACCCTTCTTTTTTAGCAATAATTTGGATACTGTTGCCTTGCATGCCACACGCGAAGCAATTAAAAATGTTCTGTCTTGTATTAAAACTAGCACTTGCATGCGAGTCGTTATGGAACGGACACTTAACATTGACCTGACCAGAAGAGCGGTTGATGTTAGCACCGTAGTGCTTCAATACTGCTACTATGTCTGGTAAGTCATCAACCAAATACATCGCCCAACCTTAATACTAGATACGAATCTGCTATTGATTTTCCTCGAGCCTTGATAAGTACCGCAGCGAGGACGGCGTTACGGTCAAGACCCCTTGCTTCTGCATAATGTGCTGCTTCTGTTTGAGCCTCTTTCGTCCAACCGCTGAGGTCAATAGCGTTGCCCGCCCCTGGGGCTTTGCATTCAATGATTCCAATGCTTGCTCCAATGAAGTCTGCTCTGACAACAACGTCGCCTTCATCTTTTGCACCTGTGCGAGCAAGTCGTTCAGCATCAAATCCAAGAGTTCTAAAGTAATCTTTGGTGTCCGTTTCAAAGGTTGCACCTCTAGCCTTGTGACTCTTCCTTGTTGTCATCTTTATCTCCAAAGTTAGGTACTTCTATCGCTTCAATTGCCGTACGCAGTGCGCCTTCGAAGTTGGATGTGATTGCATCTGCTGCATCTTGCCAACCGTGGATGTATGCTTGTTCTAAAGATTTCATTGTGTCCCCTAAACATTCTCTGGTATATCATCGATGTACATGTATTCTGGATTAAATGCTAGCCATGTCATGAGCGTTCCGTTGGCATCTGCTCTTCCATAGCGATTCTTGACTGATGCAACGCCCATTGATGTGCCAACAGTCCCGAGCGTACATATGAGTGCAGGGAGTTGAGAGACTTTTCCTTGGATTGCACTTCTTGGTTGACAAGGATTTCCTGGAACTGCCTCCGAAGTGTGATGTAGTACAACAATCGCTGCATTAGTATCTCTCGCAAGAAATTTTAACTCCTTCATAATTGCTCGCATAGATGCGAACTCCTCGCCACCGTCGGTGGCTACATCCATGAGGTTGTCCAAGATAATCAAGTGCGGGGGGCAACCCCACAACTCTTCAAACGCTTGGACTTCCTCATCGATATCTTCTAGCGTGGGTGATGATTCGAATGACCAAACTATATGATTTCCTTTTTGGAGGACTGCCTTAGTCCAACCAACATCAGTATTAAGTTTCCGCTCTACATCTGACTGGCTCTTGCCAGAAATCATAGATGCTAAACGCATAGCCATTGTATGTGCGTTGGTATCTGCAGATATATACAAGGTTGGTACGTTAGTTTTGAGTGCAAGTGCAAGAGCAAGGGTAGATTTTCCTGCTCCTGGAGCACCTGCAAACATAGAAACTTCTGAACGACGAATGATAATCTTGTTCGCTTCGAATGCTTTAAAAGAACTAGGAAGAGGTTCCCCTCCGATAGAGGCACGACCTACTGAACGTACTAGTGTTCTCATCGGCTCTCTTCCTAGTTAATTTAAAATGGAAATTGTTCTGGTATTAGTTGACTGGCTTGCATTGGTCCGCGCCCTGAGGCATCGGACAGACCCACATCGCGTATGGATTCCCCGTCTTGCTGGAGATTCCCGACTTGTACTTGCGAGGCCCGTGTTGGCACGTCGGTCCACCCTGTACGGGGGTTGCTGGAGCCGTAGCGGACGGAGCCTGAGCCTGGGGTGGTACGGAGGAGGTGGATTGCATTGTGCCTTGAGTTGAAGGCGATGTCGCTAAAGGGGCTACCCCATACGCACCGACTACCAAACGCTGAACTGCAGCAATCTGAGTTGAATAATCGCCCATTGATTCCAATAGGACGCTAAGTTCATCTGCTGTCTGTGCTCGTACGTTAATCATGTCACCAGCAGGTGTCTTATATGATACTTGTAACTTCCAGTCTTCGGCCATTTATTTATCCTTCTTAATCGAGAATTGGCAGTACTCTGTGAGTCCACACATGTACTGACAACTGTTTGTGTTGGGCAAGAATATCGCAGCCTTGCGTGCTTTGTCAAATGTTTCTATGAGGTACTCCATCTTCTCATAGGTGTACTCAGATAGGTCCACCATCTCAGAGATGTTGTTACCGCGAGACATATAGTAAGTTCCCCATTTGATTTCGATACCGAACTGTTGTTCGAGACCTAGTTTGTAGAACCCAAGTTGTAGACTGCTGGTAGGTGTGTTCTGTGATGTCTTTAAGTCGACAATGACAAGTTCGCCATTGACCTCGAACACACGGTCAATAATCATTTTAACTGCCACGCCTTTGACGACGGGAGTTAGGGCAAGTTCGATTCCTGGGTTGCCATCTGGTGCTGTCCAGATTTTCCAGTTAGCGTTAGTCTTGCGCCATGCGATGTAGGCCTCGACCCACTTAGGGCCTTGGTTCTGCCAGAAGTTGACGTCTTCCTTGTTAGGGTTAGCCTTGGTAGCACGACCACCAACGCGAGCATTGGTTAGGTCGATATCACCTTTGGACTCAAGCCATGCTTGGTCCCATAGTTGTTGAGTGCTCACATGTTCTCCTTATCGTAGTTTTCACACGCTAGGTGGAACGCTGAACCGCCAACAGACCAGACGGATGGGGCTTCCTCCTTGTTGAGGAGTCTACCGAGGTAGTATTGATACCCACACGTGAGGTAGGTAGTGAATGCAGAGTACGATATGTGCTCTGGTAGAGTATATTCTTCTAGTTTGATTGACATAGTTCTATTATAGACATAGACACCGCTAGGTGTCAATTGTTTAAATAGTTGACAATTGGAAATTTATCTGTATAATTGATATATAAAGAAAATATATAAAGGCCTTCGGCCTTGTATATAGTATATAAACTATAATATCTAAGGAGTACTATGTCAAATTTTTTTGAAGTAGCATTAGCCTCACTCACTGGTATCGCGGTATTCTATGTCTTTGAGGCATTCTATTATGAGATAAAGGCTCGAATCAATGGTCGTCAGTACGAGAAATTCTTGGAAGAACTAGAGGAAGAAATCCAACCGTAACCCTTTAGAAATGACAAAAGACCCCCTTACCCTAGTATAATCACTAAGGTAGGGGGGTTTCTTGTCTTAAAACAGCCTTCTAAGGCGTTTAATGGCTATTCTTGAGCGCTACGTCCGAACTCTGTAGCAGATGAATCTAGCCACTTGAGGATAGGACCAGCAGCACCAGCAAGGGCTGCCATTGATAGTGTCTTTAGGTCTGTCTCACCAGCAAGGTATAGTGCTACGGCAGCGGCTGCTGCTGCACGAAACCATGATAGTGCGATTTGCTTGAATTGTTCCATGTGTATACTCCTAGGGGTAGGTTACTACTTTGCACCGTGCAACTTGCAACAGGTACAAACTTGGGTTTTGTAAGCCTTCTTGGCTGGCAAAGTGGATAAAGATGCAACTACCTGATTGATAGGCTTAGGTGCATTCATCCACCAGAACCAAGGGCTAGTGTCCCGTCCCTTGTCTTCATTGATAGAAACATGAAGATGCTTGTTGTGCTTGTTAGAACCATTGTACTCACGGTCACCTTCTCTTGAACGCTCACGTGACCAGATTTTACCCTGGAAAATTAAATACTTAACTCGTTCATCTTCTTTTAACTTCTGGAAGATTTCTACGCAGTCAATGCCGTTCTTTGGGTCATGCGTTAAGTCTACTGCGTACCCTGTGTTGTGGTCTGAATCAGGATTCTGATTTTGGTGGGCAACAGAAGGGAGCAAACCATCGCTTATCTTCTTGCGTAGCGGCTTTAATGCCGTCGCTTGACGTAGAACAGCAATTGCAGCAGGTGTGGCTTTCTTGACTACAGGTTTCATTCATTCTTCCCTCGTTGTAACATCATCTGGTAGAGGATTTCTACCTTTTCTTCAAGTCGTATGACCGAATCCTTTAGGCTTGAGCCTGAGTTTGGTTTCAATTCATAAAGGTAATGCTTAACTAGCCATCTTACTGAACCAGCAAATGCAGATACAATTGCTATTACAGATACGATTAGTCCAGCCCAGTTTGCTGCGGTCATTGGTTGCGCTCCTAAGAGTTATACGGTACGGATAGTGATTTGAAGGACGCCACCAAAGCCGTCGAAACGCTTGTCTGGTGGGGTTAAACGGGTGAACGTTATTTGTTCAATAACAGCCTGACGAGATTCGCCAGTTGTTAAGTCTTGCCATGTTACTACGTCCCCTGTACCTTCGATATCCTCAAGTAGGCGAATCTTATCGAATGCTCTACCTTCATATCCTAGAAGTACGTTGTATCGGTCTGTTTCAATATCGTAGCAGTAGACTGGGAACTGCACCACACGCTGACGTGGAGTAGCAATTGTAGCCCTTGCCTGATAACCCTTGAACTGTGGACCCTTGCTTGCATCTGTACCATCTCGGTACATAATAAACTTATAAGCCAAGTACTCTTGTGCTGCAGAAGGAGATGATGTTGTTACCTCTGGAGCACCTACTGATGCATCGTAAGAAATTACGTCGTATACCGTGCCAGCCTCATCAACAGTATTTAATGTCATAGAGCCATAAGTAAAGTCACCACGACCAAGAAGACGCTTGAAGTTCTTCTTCTCAAGAGTATTGTAACGGATGCTACCTGTTGTAAGATAACCAGTTGGGGTTAGTTGCGACATGTTCTCCATGTATACGTAGCCAACTGCAGATGTTGATGCTGCTGTTACAAATGCCATTTGTTCTGTTCCATTAACAAAAGCACACCCTGTTGTTTGATGTCCAGTAACTCCTGGATAGTAGACATCGTTAGCGTAAGCAAATACTAGATTGTCAATCTCTGTACCTAGGTCGATACGGATAAGTCCTGGCTCGCCATCTACAGATGTAGCACACCATACAAAGCGGTCACGTGCTGCAAAGTCATAGCAAGGCTGGTCTGTTTTTACAAACAAAGGTCCGTACTTAAGTGAGCCATCTTGTTCGCTAACCTGTGCTGCGCGTATACCTTTATTGGTTCCGATAAGCATTGTACCAAGGTAGTAGTAAATCTTGTGGACTACTTCACCCACTGGTAGTTCTGCTGCTACTACCGCTTGGGTAAGTGTTGGCATTACACCAGCAGTAGATAGTGTGAACTTAAGAATAGTTGATTGAATACCGTTGTAGCCAGATACATAGATAGCAGGACCCGATGCTGCCACAGATGTAAAGACGTGTGTAGTTGATGGGTGCGTATACACAGCAGTTGGCATCGCAGATGCAGATGATGAAAACTCATACACCTTGTTGTCTGCGCACAGTACAATACGTTCTTTTACGAACTCCATTGTAGCGTTGGCAACAGTGCCAATCTCATCAAACATTGCAGTAGGTGAAGTGGTAGATGTTCCAGTCAACGCCTTCTTGTAAACAGTCTTCTTGGTTGCTGTATTAGTAATCCAGAATGCTGTTGTACCATCATCACAGATAGCATACACTGGAGCATCTGTTCCAGAGTTGTAATCAATAAAGTGGGTTACTGTACCAGTGGAATCAATCTTGTCTACGTCGTATTCATCCCACACTAGAACAGCGGGAGTATCATTATATTTGATTGAGCGTATCGCCTGGAAAGGTTGCCCGTTTGAGCGTACTTGTCCAGTAATGTTATGACCTGGAGCCATGTTGTTAAGTAGGGTTACTTCGCCCTCTTCAAAGATATCTACGCCTTTGCTATCTGCAAAACGATAGTGTCCAAACTCGTCTGCAGTTTGAGGGTCGAAGTAAGTAATTCCTGTACCACCATGGAAAGATGACTGTGAACGAATCCACCAGCCAGTTAGGGATTGCTCACCTGGTTCTGTCTGGTTGTCAAACTGGTCTTTACGAAATGGTGCTGTCTGTCTAATGTATGGTCGTGCATCACTAATAGCGTAGATGAATGGGAGTCCACCAATTGCTACATCATAGTTAATGTCGGTGTTCTGCCATACTGCACCGTCGGAGACGATACCAATATCAGTTGCGATGGCTCGCGTTGGACGACCTTCGGTAATATCACGACCAGCCACTTAGACTCCTTAAGGTTTATCTTGCTCTATTTGATTCTTTAATGTTTGCCAACTCCAGTAGAGACCGTAGTAATCGGCATCTAGTGAGAATCGTTTCATATGTCGTACTAGCGCACCTGTGTGTGCGTATAACGGAATGCCTGCTTCTTTGAGTTTGCGGAAGAACACGATGTCTTCTCCTACAAACTTATCGCCAATACCTTCTTGCTCTGCAAACAAAGACTGGTCTGGAAACTTCTCGCGAAGTTTAGGAATAATAGACTTGTGCATTAAGCAGAACCCAAGACCTGCTGAATCAACAGGAACAACTTGGTTTTCTGGCAGTGGATGTAAATGACGAATGGTATGTTCGTTGACCTCTGTAAATAAAGCAGGAAACGGTTGGGCTAGTGTTCCTTCACCCTGCTTAGAGATGAAATAAGTACCAGATACAACTGGCTTACCAATCTTGTCTGCAGCATCCCAGAGTTTTGTTACTACGTGGATGTCTATAACAATATCTGAATCTACCCATAGGAGCCAGTCAGTCTTAACTTGGTCAGCCCAATAGTCAAAGAGAACCTGGCGTTGTCTGCCAATCTGATTACCCTGTACTCGCATACTGTGGGTAATAGGGATACCATTAGCAGGAGCCTGTAAGGCTACGCTAACCATACCCTCTGTGAACTTACCGTCTGTATTACCATTATCGCACCAGCCGAAGGCTAGTGTTCCTTTGTTTACTTTAGCCATTGTGTCCCCGCTTCTATTATTCTGTTGGTAAAACTACTTCAACCCAAGATAGGGTTGGCTCATCCCACGTAAAGAACTTGCCTTCTTCTACTGGGCGAGGAGTTGGTGCTTGCCACTTAGCATCAGCGTCTAATGTCCAAGAAGGATATGGCTGAGGTGCAAAGAAGTGGTCAGCAACTGGGTCATAGGTATAGCCAATGCCAGCATAGTTCTTACGGATGTTGCCATTGTAAGATGTCTGAATCCAGCGGGTATCATCACCTAGTAGAGACTTGCAGAACATAATTCCTTTAGTCTCGTTCTCTACTCCATCAAGTAGTAGTTCATCATTAGCCACAACGATTACCTGTGTGACTAGGTTGTTCTCATCTAGTTGTGCAAAGTGTGCCATCTCATCCCTCACTTAGATAGTGCAGCAATTTCCTCGGCGGTAAGTCCGAGTGCTGCTAACTTAGCGTTTGCTGATTCTTTGGCTGCTAATGCTGCAGCCTTTGCTGCTTCACGTTCTTCTAGTTCTATAGCAAACGCTGCTGCTTCTGCTTCGCGTTCTGCTAGTTCTTCTGCTGTCAAAGGACGCTCAATGACTTCCCCTGTAGTGCAGTTTACTTCGATTGCTGTTGTCATTGTTTCTCCTTATGAGTTCTTGATGCCGTATAGGTAAAAGGTTGAGTTTTCAACAAATAAAGGACTTGTTCCTTGTAAAGCAAAAGTAATACTTGTAATAGCAGCACTATTAGCCCATAGAGCAGCATCTAAATATGCTGTAGCACCTGTTCCATTTTGTTCAGTTACATTTTCTGAAAACATAGGTTTGTTATTAGAAGATGCATAATTAGGAATATAAAATTCACAGTTAGAAAAAGTAGAAGTAGTTGAACTACCCTCATTAGTGTTAATAACCCAATTAATATAAGTGCCACTTGCACTTGCAGCACTTGCTACTGCTGTTCCTGTTCCATATAATAAACGCTCAGAGTATCCAGTTGATGAACTATTAAAAGTAGTTCTATAAGAACCAACTGCGCCACTTGTCCTTAGAGATGCTTTTATAATTAAATCAGTATAAGTGCCAGGTATAGAACTAAAAGTAACAGAGGCTGTACCACCACTACCAACAGTACTAGATGCAATTAAGTTATATGTATTAGCCATTATGCCGCCTTAATTCCGTAGAGCGTAGCAATTGTTCCAGCAGCATAATTTCCAGAGCCATCTGCTTTCCAAGTAACAGATGTAATAGCAGCAGTACTTCTCCAAAGTCCAGCACCAACAGAAATCGTGCCTGTACCATTTTTATCATTTGCTGATTTTCCTAATACTGTTTTATAAGTAGAACCAGCATAGGAAAATATATTCCACTGTTGAAAAGTAGGCGCAGCATTTGTTGTTTGGTCATATTGCAATTCTATTGATGTATAATCATAATCAAGATTTACTGCAGCAGTAGTACCCGTGCCATTTATTGAGTTAAATGAATAATTATTTGTTGTGTCGCCATTGAATTGCAACACCCCATATCTGCTTACACTGGCTGGAGCAATTGCGACTGCTATAAGAACTAAATCAGTATAAGTGGCAGGAATGGAACTAAAAGTAATTGAGTTTGCAGCAGTACTTAAAGTACTCGTACCAATTGGTTCATATGTTCCTGGCATTGTTACCCCTTAATTCCATAAAGCGCAAAGGACGAATTAGTTTCATAGTTTGCTGTGGCTTCACTCAATGTAAAAGTGATTGTTGAAATTGCATTTGTTGATTGCCATAATCCAGAAGCAAGATTTACTTCTCCTAAAAGATTACGGTCATATCCACCTAAATGTCGTAAGGTTTTATATCTAGATGTATTGGCATAGTCTAATATATCTATTATACCAACACCATAAATCAATGTATTTGATGAACTACTGGATGAGACTGAATATGACCGCATAACATTTGTTGTACTTCCATTGTATGCTGACATTGAAGCAGAGTTTCCGTATACAATATGATACGCATAATTGTTTCCAGTATCAGAATTAAACCTTGTAAGCATAGTTGCGCCATTGTCAGTAGTTCTGGCAGAGCGAGCAATGTATCTTATTTGCAAATGTTTGTAAGTGCTAGGAATACTACTAAAAGTAACAGTGCTTGTTGCAGTGCTTACAGTAGTTGTAGCAATAGGTTCATAGTCATTAGGAATAAATGGACCATTGCCTACCAACAGTGAGCCACTTTTAGTTTTGTTTTTAATACTGATAACAGCCATTAGAAAATCACTCTCCTATTTTCAAAGGTTTTAATTCTTCTTCTGTAAGTTTGCGAACTGCCCAAACTTGCCAGTAACTGCCATCTTTTAATTCTGGAGCAAGGGTATAAGATATTTCATCTTCTGCCGTTACAGGTGGATTAACTTCAATAACCTCAGACCAATTAGCAGTAGGTTCTAAAGCAACATCACCATCAAAGCGTGGGTATTCCATAGTATCAAGATTTATAAATAATGTCATACTGTCACCTTTGTTACTGTTGCAGTTGATGTTGTTGCTGTATATGTTGGAGTTGTTGCTGTATAACTTGCATTGGCTATAGTTGTATTCTGTGTTGCGCTTGTATAACCTGGGTCTGCTTCAGTAAATGAACCAGCAGCATAGACAATGTTTGTACCACCAAGAGAGTAAGTACCTGTAAGACTGCCATCTGTTGGTAGTGCAGCAAGAAACACATCTCCACCATTAGTTGCAATTTTTCCAGTTAGATACATAGTTGAGCCACTAACTACAATACTTTGTATTCTTATATTATCAGCATCAGACTTAAAAGTACGTTGCCACTGAATAGTACCGCTTGTATTATATTTAATAATAATACCGCCTTCGGCAGCAGTGCCACCTGTTGCATAATAACCAACATAATATAGATAACCATCATCTGCTAAAATAAGTGAGTTCTCAGCAGACCTAAGTGTACTACTATGTGTTATACGTCTAGCCCATTGAGCAGTACCAGAGGAATTAAATTTCCATATGGTTGGACCAATAAATCCAAGAGCATAAACATTGCCTGATGAATCTACAGTTCCACCAATAATAGTTGGACCTTGTGGATTTATTTGCCAAGTAATTGCACCTGCAGTTGTTAATTTCACAATAAGATTTTCAGTAGCACCATAGGCGTAACCAAAAGCGTGTGGATTTTGAGAACTATCTAAAGCAAGTGTATAAAAATATTGGTCATCGGCTGCTCCACCAGTTGTTGAAAATTGCTTTTGCCAAGATATAGCCAAAGCATTATCTACTTTAAGTATTGCACCTTTGCCACCTGTGGATGGATAAACTGGTAAATAACCAACGCTATTTGTAGAATCCCATAATACACCCATAGTGGAATAAAGCCCACCATAATCTTTTTGCGCCTGGATTGCACCTGTTGAATCAATTTTAACTAACGTAGCAGAGTTAGCGCCACCTGTGTTACCAAGATAGAAATTACCTGCACCATCGTTAGCAACTTTTCCAACGCCTAAAGAAAACCCGTTACTTAAATACTTAGAAACAGATACGCTTCCACTAGTTGCAATTTTCTGAAAGAGTCCACCACCTTGGGCATCATATCCTGCTACATACAAATCATTGTTGTACATAGACATTGCTCGTCCACTTTGTTCACCAGCACTTGTTGTAATTGATGAAATAAAGTAAGGGCTATAAGCCGTATTACCAACAAGGAGACTGCGACTGAACGTTCCAGTCTTAAGACTTCTAATAGCCATTGTTACTCCTTAGAATGTAATAGTTCCTGAGCCTGTAAATGTGTAATAACGATATCCTCCAGAAGTTGTCGTTGCTGGTGAACCTGTAGTTGATGTTGCAGCAACAAAAGAATCTGGATAACGAATTATAACAATACCGCTACCTGCTGCTCCAGTGTAAACTGGACCTCCGCCACCGCCACCGCCTGTGTTTGCAGTTGCATTAGGTGCTTGTGTTCCAAGACCTGTTCGTCCGCCACTTGCTCCGCCACCATATCCGCCAGTTGGGTTTGCGCCGTTACCACCGCAACCACCGCCACCGCCAGCATAATAATAAGTTCCTGAAACATTTTGTCCAGTAGATGTAGCAGCACCCCAAGCAGACCAAGTTGATAAACCATTACCACCATTACCGCCTGCATAACTTCCGCTTGCGTTTCCGCCTACGACGCCTGCACCACCGCCACCGCCGCCAGCAACGCCCGAACCAGGAACGTGATTTCCAGTACCGCCATTGTTACCATAACCTGTTGCACCGCCTGAAGTACCTTGATTAGCAGTTCCGCCTGAAGCAGTTCCGCCTGCAACTATATTTCCACCACCGCCTGCTGAACCACCTGCGCGACCAGTTGAAGTACTTGCATCTCCATAACCATTACCACCGCCACCGCCTTTGTTAGCAGTGATTGTGCCAAATACTGAGTTTGTACCATCCGCACCTTGTACAGCACCTGTAGCACCACCTGCACCACCGCCACCAATTGTTACGGTGTAAGAAGTACCAATAGATACAGAATATGCACTAGCATAACAAAGCCCACCAGCACCACCGCCACCACCTGCTAGTGAACCAGCAGCAGCAGAACCTCCGCCACCGCCAGCAACTACAAGTGCTTCAATAGAACTTAATGGTGGATTGTAAAATGCATTACCAGCCAGTAAACTAGATGGAGAAACTACGCCAGTCTTAAGACTAGAGATTGACATTAGACCGAAGCCTCATCTCCAAATGCCTGAAAGGCAATGTTTGCAGTAGAAGCGTAGACAGAAAGTACGTCAGTTGTTGCAAGTGTTAGACCTACTGTAATGATTGTTGAGTCAGATGCTCCGACTGTAATATCATATCCAATGTAGTGCTGGTTAGCAATTGATGCACCTGCTGGACGTACTGCCAGTCTAAATGTTGCAGCAGTTGCAGTTAAGTTAGCAACTGAGATAGATGAGACTACCGCTTCCTTCGCAGAAGGAACAGTGTATAGAGTTGTAAGTGTTGTTGCAGATGGGTTTACTTGCCCAAGTACTTTCTTTGCCATTGTTTATATCCTTTGCTTAGGCACCCATCAGCATAAATACTGACGGTGTAGGGTCGGTTACGATTGATGCCCACGCAGCGGCTGTGCCGTTCGTGGTCAAATATTTTCCTGAGTTACCAGTCTGTGATGGTAGTGCATCTACGGCTCCCCAAGATGAAGCGGTTCCATTAGTGGTTAAGTACTTTCCAGAGTTTCCTGTCTGAGAGGGTACCACATAGACACTTGTTGTGTCAAGGCTTACTGTTGCAGCCCCGCTTGTCGCCCCACCTGTCAATCCTGTTCCTGCTACTACCGAAGTAATATCGCCAGTATCGTTTGGAATCCAGGCTAAGCCTGTTGCTGCTGCTGAGTTAACGCTAAGTACATAGCCATTAGTTGCTGCAACTGTTAGTGGGCTAAAGGCATCTAAGCCTGTGCCTACTAGTAAGTCACCCTTAGCATCAAATGATGCGGCTACTGCGGCTGCAGCAGTTGCTGCACTTGCCGCGGCACTTGTGGCTGATGTCGCTGCAGCGGTTGCGGATGTGGCTGCACTTGATGCACTTGTTGCAGCAGCACTTGCAGATGATGCAGATGCTGTAGCAGAAGTTGCAGAAGCACTAGCACTTGAGGCTGAGGCAGTTGCACTATTAGCAGAAGCCGTTGCAGATGTTGCCGCGCTACTAGCACTAGTTGCTGCACTAGTTGCTGATGTTGCCGCTGCTGTTGCACTGGCTACAATCGTTGCTACGGATGCTGCTGCGGTTACTGCACTTGCTGCAGCAGATGTGGCTGATGTAGCCGCTGCTGTGGCAGAGGCTGCTGCTGATGTAGCAGAGGTTGCTGCTGCTGTTGCTGAACTGGCTGAAGTTGTGGCTGATGCTGCTGAAGCAATTGCTGATGTCTCTGCACTTCCTGCAGATGTAGCAGCAGATGTTGCACTTGTGGCTGCAGATGCAGCACTAGTGGCTGCAGATGTTGCTGAGCCTAGAATGCTATCTACATAATTCTTTGGTGTAGCAGATGATACTGACATACCAGCAGATGAAAGACCAGTAAGTGTGACGCCAGTCATATCAATAGTTTTGTTAGTAAGAGTTTGCGCTACTGCTGCAAGTACTACTGTACCTGTTGCGTTAGGCATAGTAATTGTATTATCTTGAGTTGGGTCTACTACTGTAAGTGTAGTCTCATACGCATCTGCAGTAGCGCCTTCAAAGACAATGCTTGCATCTACTCCAGCACCAGAGATGCTTGGATTAGTAATGGTAGGGGATGTTAAAGTCTTGTTTGTAAGAGTCTGAGTCTTAAGTGTACCTACAACATCGCCTTCACCTGATGCAATACCGTGCATTGTGTGTGAGCCAGTACCGTCGTTGTATCCACCAGTTGCTTCAATATGAAGGTTGGCTTCGCGGAAATCACGACCAATTGCCATATGGCGAACAGCAGCACCAGCGGAGTGAGCCTGACCAGTGCCAGCATTCTCAACACCACGGGTAATTGTTAATACATTAGTACTAACAACTGTGACGTCTACAATTTCTTCGAGGGCTGTATCTGGGTCAATGACAACAGTAAATGTTGTACCAGCGGGGACGGTTGCTCCACCAAGTAACGCTGAGCCAGATACTACTGTACAACTTGTCGCTGTATCTGTAATACCTGCTGCTAGCGTAGTTTGCTGGGAGCGAGAGGAGTATTTTCTTGTTGTCATTTAGTTACCTATCGGCTGTAGTGAACGCGAATTGGATATTGGGCTTGTTGTCTATCTGTTTCTTCCTTAAGACGCTGTTGGTACAATGCGTACAACTGCTTAGTTGCTGTACCACTAGCGCCGAATGGACGCTTGCTGTCAGTCTCGTCAGCCTGTGGGCTAACCTGAGCAGCACGTGCAGGGTCTAGATATGTAAGAAGACGATATGATGCGCCGAGAATTACTACGTCCCGTGTGGAATTTGGCAGACCAGTTTGTGTTGAGTAGTCTTCTGTATTTGTTGTAAATGGTTCAGGGTCTGTTGCATAGACAACCTTGATTGTACGCCCAGGTTGTACCCAGTCACCAATTGTTACTGTCTGTGCTCCAGAACCAAATGCTGTGCTAGATGCTAATGCATCCCATGACCAGTGACGGATTGGAATCCATTCCTGAGAAGGTCCAATATCTTGCCACATCATTGTCATGATATTGTGGATGTTTAAGTTATTGAATGCATACGTTGTCTGTGCTGCATTAAAAGTAAATGTTGTTGTCTTGACCGCAAAGATAGTCGCGCCAAAGGCTGCGATAGTATCGTTGATTGCTTTCTTGATAACATAGCGTGGGAAGGTTGGTGTAATTGTAACCTTTGCTCCAGCAGTATGGGTTGCTCTAGTTGTACCTAGATAGTTGCGACCCCAAGGCGGAACGGTTGCTGTGTTAGATACACGGTCAAATGAGTCTAGCCAAATAAGTTCTTCATCAATCTCAATTGTTCCCTTACCAATATTATCAGTAGAGGCCAACTGTAAGGTTATTGGGCTAGCAATAGTAGATGCGCTATCACTTACGTTTTCTGTGATGTAAGTTGCTCTATCTTGCTGGTATGTATAACCTGCAAGGTTAATAAGCACTTCATCAATCATGTCGTTCAAATTAGGCATTAATAGTCCTTAACGCTGCAAGAGCAGATAGTCCAGTAGTAGATGCTAATTCATTACAGATAGCATTAAGATTTTTATAATTATTAGGTTGACGTGTTGAGTCAGCCTTATAATTAAGAGCGGCAATTAAGCCTTTACCTGATGTTCCAGCCCAGGCATTGGCAGCACCCTGCGATTCTTTAAACGCAGTCATTAGTGGATAATTTCCACCATTTGCTAAACGGTTAAGTTCAGCACAGAATGATAAACCAGGAATGCTTGCCATGCCTCGACCTCTTTCTTAAATTACTTCTTTTTTGTTTTCTTGGAAAGTGTTGTTGCTCCGAAAGAGCCCTTCTTACCTACAGTGACTTTACCTGCTGCAGCACGTGCTGCATCTGCTGATGCTGCTGGACGTGACTGAATAGTTTTGCGTGCTGCTGCTTGACCAGCCTTTGATGCGTATTCAGATGCTGTACCAAGTCCTGACTTAGCCTGCTGCATTGTGGTCTTACCGAATGAACCCTTAGGTCCAACTGTAACCTTTGCAGCGCTTGCCTTTGGTGCAGCCTTTGCTGCTGCAAATGCCTTTGATGTAAGAGGCTTGCCACTTCCAAATAGTGCCTTACCAACGGCTGACTTTGCTAGTCCTGGAGCAAGTTTAGCCGCTGCACTGCGACCTGCTGACCCACCTTTAGCGGCTAGTGCAATTGCTGCTACTGTTCCGCCAATGACTTTAGCCTTAGTTGCTGCTGATGAACCCTTTGATGCTGGCTTAGCCATTGGCTTTGCCGCTGGCTTTGCTCCTGGCTTTCCACCTGATGATGGATAACCAGTCTTACCATAAGTTGAAGGTAGATACTTGTCTACTCGGCTACCGTACATACGGCGAGCACCTTCAATAAATTCTTTGCTTGCTGGAACATTCTTGCCACCAGGTTGTCCAATACTCTTTAATGATTCAAGAGTCTTTGACATTCCCATGCTCTTAATGTTATCAATTGTCTTTTGTGATACCTTAGTACCAGGAGTTACTTTTGTTTTAGTAACAGCCTTCTTCTTTACTGCACTCTTTGTAGAAGCAGTAAGTCCTGCTCTACGTCGTGCTGCTGCTTCTGAATCCATGTTATCAATTGCCATTACCATTTCACCTTATCTGCCCAATATGCGGCACTCATTTTTCCTTTGGATATATTGCTTGCGTGTCTTGCTTTGAAAGACTTTCTTCGTGCTGCATAGGATGCAGATTCTCCTGCTTTTTTAGGTGAGCCAGAAACGCCTTGTTGTCCAAAACGTATGGTCTTAATCTGGCTACCTACCTTAGCCACAACAACGTGTGACTTAGTAGGGTGGCTTGGTGTACGCTTAGGTTGATTAAAACCTGCGACACCAGCCCGAGTCAATCTTGAGTCTTTCATTTTTATTTCCTTTTTGCTGCGGCATTATCAACCAAATTAGGATATGGTCTTCCTGCTGCTTTAGCCTTAGCCTTTGCTCTAGCCTTCTGTGCTGGAGTTAGAGGAGTTGATTTCTTTTTAGGATTTGGTTTTTCCCAAAACGCTTTTTTCTTCACGACTTTTACTTGCCGTAACCTTTGTAAACATCCTTGCCATACTTCTTCTTCAAGAGAGCAAGGCTTGCTTTGTCTTGTGGAGTCATCTTAGGCACTAACTTGCTAATATCAAATGTCTTTTCTAAAGAAGTTTTAGGTCTTGCTTTTTTTGCTGCAGCCATGATTACATGCCACGCTTTCTTACCATTGAACGCTTCTTTGCAACCTTCTTAGCAGCCTTCTTCATTGGCTTGCCAGTCTTCTTAGCCTCAGCCTTAGCCATTGCCATTCCTTTTGCTGTGTAAGCAAACTCTTTCATTCCTACTTTTGGCATTATAGTGCTCCCACTTCTTTCATTACTTCGACGGTTTGTTTTGTGATATTTTTTGCAGTTGGCATAGTGTTGGCATCGTAAGGCCTATTAAGAGTCTCACTTGCAGCATATGCTTGCTGGATGTGCTTATGTGTTGTTCCTGCTGGTTGAATACCCTGTGCTCTCGCATCCTTATAGGCATTCAATTCTCCGACCCATTTCTTGTCAGATATATCTCGCTTGGCATCGCCAGTAGATAATTCAAGAAGTTGTATCTTACAACCAAAGCAACCTTCTACATACTCTGGATGTGTCTGTATTTGATGTAATCCCATTGTCCCTACACTTCTGTGAAGTTTGCCTCTGTTATGTCAATGTCTGCTGCAATTAAAGCAGCCTTAGTTGCATCACTTACTTCATAGTTTCTTCCACCACGATAGACTTCTTCGTAGTTGGGAATATCAGAATCTACCAAGTATCTTGCAAGATAGTAAACACCTGCTTCTTTTACAACTGATACGCCAACATCCATCTTATAAAAGTAAAATAGGCGTGCGTTACCTATAGGACCTTCTTGTACTGTTGGTGTTTTAAATAGCCAAGTAGCCATTAGTCCTCCTTAGTGAACTTACTCCGTGACAGGGAGTCCCCCCCCTGCCACAGCGTCAATCAACTCTTATAGAGCGCCAATTGATGAGCCTGTTTCGATACGATACAGTGCTTCTTCGCGGTAGCGAGCAAAGCCAAGTACGCCGTACCAACCCATTGGGCGGAAGCGCATCAACTTGTCAACGACTGGTCCGATAACTGTGTGTGGCTCTTCTGCAACAGCCTGAGCCATTGCTTGCTTTCCACATACAATTGTAGAGTAAACGCGGGTTACTGGTGTAACAGTTAGAACTGTTGATACTGTAACTGCAGCAGAGTTAGCAACGTCAACAGTAAATGTTGTTGTTGAACCTGATGTTGAGATAGCAGTAATCTTCGCAGATGTTCCTACGCCTGTTCCTGAAATCTTATCGCCAACCTCAGCGCGTGTTGCAATAACAGAAGATGAAGCAACGCCGAATGTGAATGCGGCTGAAACTCCTGCTACTGTAACTGCTGTTGTCGCTAGTGTTGCCTGGTCTGCACCTGTCTTAGCAGAGTACAAACGTGGTGACTCTACGAAGAATGCGCCTTCGTACTGTCCAATTTCTCCAGCCCAGATGTTATCTGGTGAAGAGTAATTGTGTGGGTCGCGCCATCCTGCTGCGCCTGTCTCTGCACGAAGGTCGTGTGAAACTTCTGGGTGGATACCTGTCCAGTATAGTGAACCCTTGCGGTATGCAGCCTTGTTTGAACGCAACTTAGCAACTGCACGACGGATGTCTGCTGAATCTAGTGTTGCAGCAGCAGTGATTGTTGCTGTTGATGTAGCGGTTGAACCGCCGTAGATTACGTTGCTTCCACCGTTAAGTGTAGACATTGCAACCTTATCGATTGAGTCTGCAAGGTTGAAAGCGATTACGTTAGCAATTGCTGGGTCAACATCTGCAAGTGAGAATAGTTCCAAAGCACGTGTTACAAGAACAGAGTTACCGTACTCATTAAGAGTAATTGTAACTGTGTTAGGTGTTGACAATGCTACTGCATCTGGGTCAACAGTCTCTGTAAGTGTGTCTGTTACTGCGTTTAGGTCAACGTACTTCTGTAGAACTACTGTTGAACCTGGGATTGATTGCTGTGCTGGAGTCTTGTCTGCGACTGAACGAATTAGTGGTTCGGCGCGGAGAGCGAACTCAAGAAGACGGTCATACGCCTTCTGTACAAGACCTGCACCGCCGACTGTACCACCAAGAGTGGTAGAGCCTGTGGATGTGTATGCATTTGACATACGCGGTCACCTCCAAGTGACTATGAACGGATAAATTATTGTTGCGAGCGAAGAATTGCTAGTATGTCCTCTTCGGATGTTGCTTGGGACATTCTGTATTCAATATCGTTTGCTCGGTCTGGCGTCAAAGCATTCTGTGTAACCATATCCTGGTTGCGCAACGCTGCGCGGTCCATTTGGTTCACATCTGACTCTTCTGCAACCGTTAGTCCGAACAAGTCTGCATTATCATCAAGCCAGTTAGAAACTGACTCTTCGTTAATATCATCCAAGTCCTTCATTACTAAACGGGCTGCCTTAAGATTGACGCCCTTCTTTTCTAGTGTCGACTTGACAATTGCCTCACGCTGCGCCTTGGAGAAACCTTCAAGTTGTTCGGTAAGTTCCTTGATACGCTTCTCGTCTGCACGCTTGGCTTTACGCAACTTTTTAAGTAAGTCGCTTCCATCCAATGGTGCTTCTTCGATTGTATCTAGGTCATCGTCTTCGTCGTCCCAGTAGTTGTTGCTCATAGCAACGCCACCCTTCTATTCGTAGTTAGTTCGCAGGCCACAGGTTCCATTCGGGGAAATGGTCTGGCTCCTACTGTCGGTCTAATACACTGGTGGGGCCGATGGGTCCACTCAGGATTCTATTATATTACTCTATTTGCTCTGTTGCGTGATGCTAGGCTTCGTGAACCAAATGTTCCAGAAGTACCAGAGAAGCGTGCTGCTTCCTTTTCTGCTTCCAAACGAATGCGCTCTTGTTCCTTAACATCTTGTTGGAAAGTAGACTTGATAAGACTTTCTTGAGCAGTAACTGGTTTAACAGCCTGTCCTGTGCTAATTTCAGTCAACTTCTGTAGAGGGACTGCGCCCTTTGCGACTGTACCAAAGTTTGTAAGTGATGTACCATAGTCAAAACCTCTTGCAGCAATATCTGCAGCAAGTGTATTTTCAATAGTAATACCTTGTGACTTAGCAGCAGATAGTACGCTAACTTCTCTGATTTGCTTCTGTAGGTCATCTGCACCACGCTTGCCAAGAAGAAGTGCTTTAGCGATAGATGTTCTATCTATTCCTGGAGCAACTACTTGCAGGTCTTTCTTAAGGGCATCTGGTGCATTATCAATAGTCATGAAGACATCATTTACTAGGTTAAGTACTGCAGCAACCGACTTGCCCGTCCCTAGTACTTCGCCAAGAATCTCTTGAGTTGCTAAATCTCCTAAACCAACTTCACGTAGTTTATCACCAAGTGTTGATTCTGATTTGAAGAACTCTGCAATGGTTGGTACGTCAATTGCTTCACCTTGTGCAAGGCGGTCTTGAAGAGCAAATACACCAGCAAAACGCTTAGTAAATGGTTCTAGTTCTGGCTTATTACGTGCATCCTGTAAAGCAAGATTAAGCGACTCATCAATAGTTGAACCACTTTTGTAGTAACTAGATACAACTTTAAACAAAGCATTAGCCCATGGTTGTGACATTTCTTTTGCACCAAAGAACAATGCAAGGGTATTTTTAAAAGTATCTGGGGCAAGCGTTCTTTCGCTGCCAGTTTCCATGCCAGTTGCGCCTGGGTTTACAAGTGTGTTAGTCCAGCCTGCAACATTGTCCCAAGTCCAGTTACCAGCCTCTGTAGGCTTTGCTGGCATCTTGTAAGTCTTTGATACTGGGTCATACACGAATGCTGGAGGAGTGCCAATTGGACGTGCTGGCGTAGTGGTTTTTGTCCCAATAATAGCGGTAGTCTTGTCGCTATACGTAACAGTAAATGTACCATCACCATTGTCTACGCGAGAGATTTCTGTTTTACCAGTAGGTGTTGAAAACTTTTTGCTAATAACAGCAGCGCTTGGCTGAGTTACTTTTCCAGTTGCTGCATTAAAGTAATCACCAATACTACCACCATATTCATCAACAAATGACTGTGCTAATGCTTTAGCATTATCGTATGCTGCTTGTTGTTCAGGCGTTCTTGTTGTAGTTGATGCAGTTCCAGAAACTCCAGGCTTAAGTCCTGTGCCAGAAATAAGATTGCCCTGTGCATCATATGTGTTTCCATATGCTGTTGAGCGTTCAGTTGGAATCGGTGTTCCAATAGGAAATATTTCTTTGAAGGTTCCGACGCCACCTGCTTCGGTACGAACAAATTTAATTTGTGCTCCAGCGGCCTTACCTTCTTGTGTTAACTCAGGCTTTGGTTGCGCTTTATAGGCTTCAGTAATACGAGCATTTGCCTCTTGTCTAGTTTCCCCAGGCAATCTATTATCAATATTAGCACCCACTGATTTACCACCAGCAGCAACAACTTTTGCGGTAGCAGCATCAATCTGTGCCTGTGTCATTCCAATTATTGGCATTTAGACTCCAAATCCAAAGGCTCTTGCAAGCCCTGTTGCTGCATCACGTGCGTTCTCATTTGCTTCTTGTGTAAGGTCGTATTTAGGGTCATTCTTGGCCTTCATTAACAAGTCATAGTATGATGGCTGTTGTCCCTTGCCATCTGGACCTGCGTAGTTAAGATAAGACATTACGAATGGGTTATCCATCTTGACGGCCTTTGGGTCCATCTGCCATGTCTTTGCTAACATATTGATAACAGGAGAAGCAATATCGTATGTAGTTAAAGTTGGGTCTTTATCAAAACGGTCTGCAAACTGTGGGTATTCCTTCTTTGCAATCTGCTGTAGTTCTACATTGTAGTCTTCAATAGTCTTATTGCCCATTGCAATTTCTTTTGCTGCAATACGCATATCATTTTCGGTAACACCAAGAAGTTGGAACGCATCTACTAATCCACGAACCTTAGCAAAAGCATCAAGTGCCTTAGCACCTAATTTAGTTTGGTCTTTGAAGTCAATCTTTGAGTAGATAAAGTTCTTGGCAAAATCAGTAGGCTTAAAGAATGATGGGAACTCTTGACGAGCAACAGATTCAATAATCTTCTTCTGTGCCTCTGCAGTTGCACCAGGTTTAATTTGAGTACGAGCAGATGTTACAATCTTTTCAATTTGATTATTCTGCTCTGTCTCAAAAGCCTTCATAAAGGCGTTGATGTCATCTGAACTTAACTTTCCTACAAAGTCAGCCTCTTTCATTGCCGCTTCAAGAAGAGCCTTGGCTGAGTTAAATGTTAGTTTAGTAACAGATGTTTGAGATGAAGACTGGGCTGTGCTTGATGGGCCACCCTTACTAGTATCTTGTGCTAAAAGACTAAGAAGAAATGGTGCGACACTAGCCAAAGTAGAAGCATCTTGTGCATCCTGATTAGGCGTTGCAGAAGTTGCTTTATTGGTACCACTACCGCCGTCAATGTCAACGTTATCTGGAATGCCGTCTTTATCTCTGTCTGCCATTAGTTAACCGCCTTCAAACTGTCGTTGTCAAAGTAATTCTTAATCAGAGTTTCTAAGTTAGGGTCCCACTGCTTCACATACTGACCAACCCACTGGTTATATCCATCACGGATAATAGCCTTGCGTGGGTCATAGTCAGGTAGTGATTGATAGAACGTAACGAAGATACTTCGTGCCTGCATGAATAACTTAGTATCTTTCCAGAACTGGTTATTCTGTTGCTTGCCCATAAACTTAGGGTCTTGAGTAATAAGAGTCAATGCTCGAGCATACTTGTAAGATGTATCTCCACTAGCAGATAGTTGATATTCATCATACCATGCTTGGCTTTGATTCTTAAATGTAGTCTCTACTAGTTGCTCTAATGGAGCCTTTAATTCTGGGTGAGCACGTAGTGTCTTACCATCAGTAATCTTAGCCTCTAGTGCATCACGAACCAGGTTGTACTGGTCCCATGTACGCTGCTTCATGCGCTCACGCTCAACTTCTTGAGGTGTTAACTTAAAGTCATTGATGTTCTTACTTGTACCTGGAAGTTTAAGATTAGGATTACTTAGAATAGAAAGAATGTTGGCTGACTGCTCTTCTGGGCTTCTACTGAGGTCAGCAGTTAATAGGCTTACTAATCCAATATCGCCTTTTTCAATTGCAGCAAGTTTTCCAACTAAATCATCATTATCTTCAAATACACGCTGGTATGCTTCATATGTTGCTGGAATACTTATGTTCTTTGAAGAACCAGTAAAAGTAATACGGTCAAGCATGAACTTGGGACCCATAATAGCAAGCATTTCATCACCTGCTGCATCACGTGCCTGCTGTGTCCCATAACCCATCTTATTGTACTTTTCAAGCAACTTGTAGTACAAGTTAGTTGACATACGCATAGGGTTGGTTTCTACTTTAAAAGGTACACCAGTAACAGAAGCAAAGCCTGAAATAAACTTTTCAGCCCATAGAGCCTTTACTTCTCTTTCAATCTCTGCATCTGACGGGAACTTATCTGTAACGCCCATCTCTACCAACATCTTGTGGTAGTTGTAGACTGAGCGCCATGATGCTAGGTAGTCTGCCTTACCTGGGTTACCAGTTGCAGCATTCCATAGCGAGTTAGCCCATGGTGGAGTCAACTGCTTAGTTAAAGATGTTGGCGCTCCATAAGGAAAGACAATATCAAAATAATTAGTTCCATTAACAGTCAACGCTTCTTTGATGCCTTCTTCGGTACCAGGAAAGTTCTGCATTAGTTTACCAACAGACAGTGCTGTAATAAATGATGGAGATGGTTGGTTAAGTAAGAATCCAAGGGACTTTGCATTCAATGCAAGACCTTCATCCATATATCCAAGACCCATTTCTTTGGTTCCTGGAAGGATTAGGTGCGTCATATCTGCTAGATTTTGAGTTGGGTTACCATTCTCATCCACACCAAAGTTCTGAAATACTCGTCCGTAGTTATATGCAAACTGTGTAGCGCGAACAGGGTTCTTTGCTGCAAGTCGACCATAACGGTAGAAAGCATTAACTGTTGCTGTTGGGAATGCTACAGCAAAGCGTGCATTGTGTAACAAGCGGTTTTCGCGTCGTACTGTATAAACAGTCTTTTCAAGTTCTTGAATTGCCTCACGGCCAGAAGACTGGCGAAGTGCATTCCAACGTGCAGGTGTCATTTCGATACCTTGTTGAATCATGTACTCTGCTTTGCGGGCCATTGCATCTAATGCAACGTTATCAAAGAACGCATTACGGATAGGGTTTTCAGCACTAGCCATCTTACGGAAAATTGTTGCACTAAAGTTGTTAACAGCGTTACTCAACTCAGCATATCTACCAACACCTAAGTTGGCTGAACCGTAGTTATAGTTACTTGGTACAATATCGTAGAGTTCATCTACATAAGGCGCAAGCCACTTCTGTAGTTCTTGTCCTGTTACTTCTCGTTGAAGTATGGCTGCACGTGCCTCAAATGATGGGAATGTGCGATTAACCAATGCAATTTTATCTGCAAGGTATGAATTAAACTCTTTAGGGTCAAATATATCAAATGAACGCAAGTAAGAGAGACCTGCACTGCTATTTGCCCAACGCTGTAATTCACCAATTGGTGTGTTACCTAAGATTAAATCAATAAGTGGGTCTCCGCGCATTACACGGTTAGCAATGTATTCTAACTCACCAAAGTATAGTGGGTCTGATACACGTACTACATCTAATGGAATCTTACGCTCAATAAGAGACTTACGAGTTCCCACAGATAGTTCACCTAAGAAATTAATATCGGCTGTACGTGCGTTACTAATTTCAGCACGCATTGCTGCGCTAAAGTTTTTATCTCCAGTTACAAATGAATCAATTGCCATATACTGACCATTAACCATACGATACTGTGATTCTCTAGAATAGTAACGCTTCTTAAACTTCTCTGTCTTGCCAAAAACATCTGCTTGTTGCTTAAGCGTTGCACCTAGTTCGTTAAGAATATTGTCGATATTCTGATATGCTGCGGCAACTGCGTTGTCAGCATCAACAATAACCTGCTTGTTACTAGCCATCTTATTGATGACGTTCCTGTAATTAGCAATAGCAGCCTTTGCTGCTGCAATCTCTGTCTTCTTGCTTGAAGCAGTTGATTTAGATTCTAAGAATGCAATGCGACGCTCTAGTGTTGTAACACCTGGAATTGCTTCTTTGACACCCAATGGAACTACAGCAGAGCGTAGGTCTAGTTCAATCTCATCTAGAATAGATGATGCTGACTTAAGTGCTTCGCGTGCTGCGTCTAAATGCTGTGCTTTGGTTGCAGGAGATGTATTACCAGATAGCAAGTCTTCCAGTGAAGCCTGTGCATTATCCTTAATGGCTGCTGCGCGAGCATACATTTGCTTCTTATCAAGAACTGCTTTATTGACAGCAATACGTTCTTTGCGATTTGCAGTCTTTGATATCTTGCCCATAGCAAAATTGCCTAGGTTACGCAGGGCATTGGTTCCGATGTTTGCAGCATCTTGCCATAAAAATTCCATACCTTGTGCAATAGTTGCACTTACGATAGGCTCACCGAGTGACTGCTTAACAATGTACATAGGGCGTACAAGTACGTCAAATGTCCACAGACGGTTAAGGTCGCGGAATACTTGCTGACCAATATTTGCTGTTGCACGTGCTCCAGCCTTTAAACCACTCTTTTCGGTGGTTGCGATAAACTGACCTTCAATTGCATCCCAAGGTGTGAAGCGATATGATTCAGTCATCTGACGAACAGTCTGTGGGTCTACTAGAATCTGGCTACCATCATGACCAATGCCAAAGCCATTTTGCTTTACTGATTCAATACCACGGTTTACATTACCACGGAATGAACGGATGTGTGCTGAAATCTCACGCTCATCATAGATACCAGCCTTGTATGCAAGCATACGGCCAATTGATTCATCAATACTATCAAGAACTTCTACTTCATTCTTTCCAAGGGCGTTCATATAACGTGATTCAAACTCACGACGGACATCTGCTACCTTTGCATTTACCCCTGGAGCAATTTCAATTTCATCTGCTCCATCACGGAATATCTTAAGGTTATTAAGGAAAGCATTAAGTTCTACGCGACCATCAAGTGGGCGTACACCAGAGAATGTAACAAAACCTAGAGGCTTGTACTCTGATTGGCGTGTACCAAACTTTACTAGACGTACACTTGCACGACCAAAACCTTTACCAATCTTAGTCTCAAATATATCAGCAAACTTGTCAAACTCGCGGTATGCAGCAACTGACTTAAATTCACGTACCTTTGCACCTGCACGAATTGCTGCAGACTTACCAATGATTGGTTCCATTGGATTAAATAACTTACCGCCAGGAGTTAGGCTATAGTCAGGGTCAAAGAATGCATCACGAATCTTTATAAATTGTGGCTCATTAGCAATAGCAGCATCAAATGCAGACTTTAGGCGTGGTACTGCTGCACCTTCTGGAATGTATGTCTGTCCAGTTTGCAAGAACTTGTTCTGCAACTGAGATGATGTATTTGATAAATCAAATAACTTATCTGGTGAAGTAGCAGCAAGACGCTCTAATGCAGCAATATTACCCTTATCTGCAAGAAGCAAATCTTTAACTACATCAGCATCGGTTGTTTCATGAATAAGAGGAATAAGTTTTTCGTTAGTACTATACTTAGAAACAAGGTTGGTAATAGTTCCCCAGTCCTTGCTTTCTGCTAGTACAACTGCATGGTTGCCTGATACGGTCTGAGAACCCATAGCACCATTAGTTTTAGCATACTGAATACCATTGTTCATATCCGCTGCCAATTGGTCTACAGTCTTATTCTTAGTGTAAAGACCAGCCTTACCAAATCCTACTTTACCACCAGCAACTGCAACTCGTCCTACACCACCAAGTACGGCGTTACCAACTGCAAAGTCAGTAAGACCAGTAAACCAGCGACCTACTGCGTTATCTACAAAGTTCTGCTTAAGACTTTGGTCATTCCACAAATCAATCTTATTAACATCTAGTCCACCCATAGGTAGAACCATTGCCGCTAAACCGCTAATAGGTGTCATGTCCGATAATGTAAGTGCTTGACCTACGGACACCTTAGAACTACGATTATACGCAGCCTTTACATCGTCAAACTGGAAGCCTTCTTCATATTGACCCTTCTTATAAAGGGGAGACTGAAAGTCTGTGAGAAGCGCAGCAGTTGATACTGGACGAAAAATATATGGAGAAAGAACTTCTTGATTGAGAGTAACAGCACCTTGGAGTAACTTATCTCCAACACCCTTAACTACTTTTTTGCCAACACCAAATCCAGGAACATTACTTAATCCTGTATCAATGCCACGTAGGGCATCCTTTACGGTATTGTGAAGAGTCTCTTCTTTTGCACGTTCTTCATCGCTAAGGTAGTTTCCACCACCAGTAAGTCTCTTAAGAGCCGTAGGTATTGCAGCAATAGAGGTTGTGAAATCATTCCACCAAGCCATTGCTACCTCCTAGAAATCTCGTTTAATATAATTATATTCTCGTCCGCCTTTGACGTCTTCTCCAGTAACACCCATAATGAAAGCATCGCGGTCATCTATTGACTTCCAAGGTATTAAAGCAAGTTCAAATACTATTCCTGCATTCTGATAACCAAGTGAAGTTGCAAACTTGTCTACGTTATCAAAGAAACTGCCAGGCATGAATGTTACATCTGCCATTATTGTGCCATTAAAAAGTTAACGAAACGCTTAAATGAATCTGGAGCATCTTTAGACTGTGCAGCAATTACCAAGTCTGGTAGATATTGCTTTGCAATCATAGCATTCTCATCTGGACGAGTGTTATTCTGCATATTCTTAGGCAACGCCTCTGAACCTGCACCACGGAAACCATCTACGCCTGTAGTCATTGGTTCCATTGGGTTGGTATCTGGGTCAAATAGTGTGCCAAGTTCTGGGAAATTCATACCACCGTATGGTGCCTCTGGTGCTCTATCATCTGCTGCTTTAACAGATTTAACTGCTTGATTACCTGTCACACGGTCTTGGTTGATTGCTTTATTCTGGCCATAAGCAAAGCCTGTATAGTCACCGCTTTGTCCAGCCCCACCTACGCCAGAGACATTAGCAGGATTATACTGGGGTCCTCCATTTGGTCCACCACTTACCATGATTGCCTCCTACTTAAATTGTTTAAATGTATAAATTGGTTCAGAGCACATATTATCGTATCGAATTGCAATAGCAATTGCTTTACGAATCATTGTCTCTGCTTGATTAACTGTCTTTACTTTTTCCACACCCAACGCTGCCAATGCACCGAGGGCAACATCTCCACCGCTACCCATAACGTATACATTACGAACATCGGTATCCCAAGAATAATCATCAGAAATCGAGAAAACTTGCCCTTTGATTGAGATAAGGAACCCGCCTTCGTTCTGCGCAACATCGCCGTCCTCTTTCATATCAATACCTGCATCTACAAAGTTCTTGCGCATTTGCGGTATGAACTTTTGCGTCATGTAAGTATTTAAATCTTCTTTTAATGTTGCCTTAGGTTGTATATAACCATAATGTAGCACATTACTTGCGCGAGAAGAACCACAACCAGCAATCAATACACCATTGTTTTCTACAATCTTTGGTGTCTTGCTTACTTGAAAGCGTCCATGCTCGTCACTAAGACGAGAATCACACCCTAATACCGACCATCCGTCACCCTGTATCGCTACTAGCGTAGTCATTTTATCCCCTAGTTGTTACTCGTCCCGATGCCTTGCCACTACCACTGAGGGTAGATAAAATTGTTTGGATATCTGGTGCTGGTGCCGCTGGCGCCATACCCATTCCTGCTTCTGGTGGAAGGCCTCCTGCTGGAGCCGCGCCTGGAACAGGGGACGGCTGCTCAACAGGGGAAGGTGCAGCCCCAACAGGAGGAACTGGTTGCTCTGGAGCAAACGCTTCTGCAACGGCATCTTCAAGAGTTGTACCCTTTTGACGTGCAGTAATTACTCCCGCAATCTTAGTTACAATAGATGCTGGGTCTCCACCTGATGTAGCCATTGCTGGGATAGCCTGAGCCATCGCAGTAATACCACCAAGAAGTGATGCACGCATACTTTCAATTTCAATCTTTTCAAGTTCTTGTGTGACGTTTACCGTAAATGGTAGTTCACGCATAGCCATATCCTTAGAGATAAGACCGCCACCTAGAGCCTGTAACATAAAGATAAGTCCCTGTGCTGGGTTAAGACCAGCAAGCATACCATAACGAACATCAGCAGAGAAATCTCCCTTGATGTCTCTTGATGGCTTGTATGTAATCTCGTATGGAGAACCAGAATCTACACCACGAATGGTCTTCTCTTCTGGATACATCTTCTCATCAATTTCAAAACACATGCTGATTACATCACGTAGTGATGAAGCAAAGATTGCCTGTGCTGACTTGACCTGTGTATCAAATGCACCCATGAGTGCTTGTACGCCTTGGCCAGTAACGATGCTTGCATCGATGTTACCAGAACGTCCTTCTGGATAACGAGTACCTGCACGAAGTTCTTGATTAAGAAGTTGTGATTCTGTGAATGCGCCTTGTGGAATGTTTAATTCGACACGACGAACGCCAGCAGGGTTGGCGGTACGAATAACCGCATCACCACCCAACTGGAGTTCTTGTACGTCTTGAGGTAATACAATTGGTGCTTGAACACTTTTCTCTGCTGCTTCCATTGCCAATAAGGCGAAACGGTTGCGGAGAAGTTGGATACCTAATACGTCGTCGAATTGTCCACGCAGTTCACCATCAATGGATGGCTTACGCGCCACGACAACCATCATCTTACCAAGGGGATTAGCCGCGTAAGATAAAACTAAATTCTTTTTTGTTGGCAAGTAGATAAGTGATTGGTCTTTATCGTAGTACCGAATCATTTCTACCTGTGAGTACAAGTCCTGCTTGTAGCCATTAGCGCCAAGTAGTTCTCGTTCAAACTCTGGGAACTGTGAAACAAGTTCACCAAGAGTCATTATATATCGTTTAGCAAATGCAACGCAGCGTCCATAGCGGTCAAATTCTGGGTAGGCCCCAATCGGATTTTCTATGCGGATACGCGGCATCTTTGCTTCTTCGTCCAATTCAATCATGAACGGAACGAAACCATATGTTAGATACCAGTCTGCACCTGAGTACATCTGTACTGATAGGTCAGAGTGTGAAAAGTAATTTGATGCAATACGAGTACGCTTATCAGCGAATGCTCGAGCCTTATCGCTAACAGAGTTAGCAGCAGAACAGTTAACTGCAGGAAGTGGAGCCATAACCTCTGAGAGGTCGCGTGCTACTACATCGATGAAGTTAGCAACTACGTTGGCATCTACGCCGTCTGGGAAGAAGTCAGGGTAAACCTGTGAGATTTGACCCTTACGGACAGCAAGGACATCCTGGTTGCGAGCATCGCGCTCACTGTTGCGGTAGCGTAGCGCTTCAACGCGTGCTGCTACCTGTTCCATTGATAATGCCATTGTTATCCTAACTGTATTGTTGTGACCATTGGTCAGCAAATGCGTCATCTAGATTGATTGCGAATCTGCGTTCAACCTGTGCGCGAGTTGCCCATCGGTTATTTGCATACTGTGTTGCCTGGCTTGAGCGCTGCATCATTTCTCTGATACGAATCACAGCAAACCATAAAGCCATAACTACGTCAGTTGGGTTCTTAGTGTCAGGCTTCCAGGTAATGAGTTCTTGCACTAGGGTCTTCAGACCTTCAGAGCCTTCATTACTTGGTAGTTCAATAATGTTGTTATCCTGGAAACGCCCATCACGGGTGTTACCAAAGAGCGTAGCCATAGATGCCACACCAAAAGAAGTGTCCCATTTATTCTTACCTGTAAAGTGAGAATTAAGTTGCGTACCGTAACCTGCTAGGAAGTTACGTAAATTGTCGTCCAGGGCGTAAGCCTTCTGATGTGCGTTGATTTCGATACGCAATTCTTGCGGGCGGTATTTCTCCACCCAATCTTCAATAAGATTTTGAATCTTAGCAGGAGTAGGTTCTGTCATATTGACAGCATCTAGAACGTAGATACGCCCATCTGCTCTATTGTAGGTACATACTACAGCACCTGTTGCACCTGCCATAGCAGGGTCAAGTCCAATAATGGTATAACCCTCAACATGCTGGGGATGTCCTGGAGCACCTGGCTTTAGAGGTCCTCTTTTTCGCATTCCGTTGACTGAGCCAGCCACACAGGTTGGAGAGAATATCGAGTCTTCTTGGACGTCTTCTTGTTGGTAGACCATAGCCCATACAGACGGAGCGACCTCAGAGCGACGCTTAAAGAGCGAGGGTCCGTCCCATTTCGGGTATAATCCATTTTCAAGTACATCGTCCAAATCATTTTCTTGCTGGTCTGTTTCAGGCCAGAGGGTTTGCCAATTCTTAGGCTTCTCGTCAAACTGTAGTACGGCTGGCATAGCACAGTATGTAAAGGGGGTCTTGCCACCTGTCCACTGTGAGCCATCTCTAATCATCTTGTAGAGGTCAATAGATGCTACTCTAGTCCCAACGATGATAAGTTTACCGTGGCGTCCCAAACGGGTTATAACTTCTTTTTGAAGCCACTCAATTTGCTTTTCCCACTCATGAGCGTTTGAACCCATTACCACGTCGTCAAGAATAATCAGGTCAGCACGTGCTCCGTAAATTTGAGACCCAAAGCCCAATGCTTGAACCGTAGGGTCCTTCTCGCCAGAGTCACGTCCTGTACCTAGATAAATCATGTCGGCGGACCATTGTGTAGCATCCGCCTTATACCCACCGTTAGGGCCGAAGGCCGTTTGTAGTCGCATGTAGCCAGGGTGGGAAAGGCGCGTCTTAATAGCGCCTAGGAACTTGCGAGCCATACCCTGGGTTTTAGAAACGATAATTACTCGCGTATTAGGGTTGGTCACAATCTTGTAGGTTACGTAGTTAGTCGTAATCGTTGTGGACTTAGCGTGCTCGGGTGGCACGTTAATCAGGACACGGTTGGGGTCTCCTGGCTCATAAGTCATACCCGAAGGTAGCCAGCGAGGAGTGTTACCCTCAATCAGGTCAATCCAGTCCAGTTGATGGTTAAATAGTTTAGAGCCTAGGAAGGTCTCAGAGAACTCATGGAAGGGCATATCCTTAAGTTCGGATAAATCAGCCTTAATGCCTTTACCCATAAGACGAGCCTTGTCAGAGGCTTCCTTGAACTCGGGGTTCTGCATGGACCATTGACGAAAGGCAGTATCCTGACGGTCGACGGCGGCCATGGCGGCGGTGATTGTAGCACCCTGCTCTAGAAGAGCCAGTACTTTAGCCTGTGCCTCTTCCTTGGTAAAACTCTGTTTTCCTGCTTTTCGACCCATTATATATCCCGTCCAATAACGCAGATTTAACGCCTCTTAGAAACGGCATAACTGTCCCATTTGTATAAAAAATTCAAAAATTATATTATATATAGGAGGAGCGGAGTCTTAAACGGAGCGACTCCGTATATATTATCTATATACTATAGAAGACCCGTTCAAACGGGTCATTTCCGAGTGGGTTGGGAAAGTATTTTCCCGAACCCCTGTATACTAAGCGTACGGTGTGACGTAGGTCACACTATCCGAGGAGTACTTTAGGTACTCTGAGGGGGGTATTAAATATAACAGAAAATAATTATGGGAGTATATATATACAATACAAAGCGTTTTTAATAAACCTCGGGTCAAAGATGCGCATTTATGCGCTTATTGTGCGTGTTATCTATGTGCAGGGGAATCTGTAGTGAGTAACTATCCCCTGCGGGTATTCAATAAATAGATTCCCCCCGTAATAAATAAATAAATCTTGAGCAGATAGATGCGGATAGATGCAGATAGATAGTTGAATCTTCAACTACTTTATCCGCCTCTGTCGGCTGGCCGACAGGCACACGCTCAGCCTCACGCTCACGCGCCCGCCATACACGCTCAAAGAAAGATTGCGCCTATGGTGGAATAAATCGTGTTTATCTGTCATACTTGAGTGCGCCCGCGGCACATCCGCAACGGGCTCCCAAACGAAAGGCAATAAAATGGCTAC